ATTTGCAAGGTTGGAAAATACTTTTTCCGATTCTTTGGAATAATGACACGAATCAAATAAATTTGAAAACAACAGTCAGACTGATTCGTAATAAGATTACCAATTTCTTCTATGAAAAATACTGGATTTTGCTATTCTTACCGTTTCTATTGTTATTCATATCGTTACCAGCATACTTGTTTATTTACATTGTTCCTGCTACATTGTCGATATGGTCCACAGGAATCGCATCTCTAAATCATGATAAAAACGGTCCAAAAGATATGGGATTTTGGTACGGAATTATCAGTGGTGGAGAACATATGCATAAACAACACCACGAACAACCATTTGATACAAGCAAAGAAGGTTGGATAAATACCATCGCAGACATAATAGCTACAAAGAGAGTTAAGATATGAATATTGTTTATACTGTTATAAATGATTTGTCAGAAATAGATTTTGATGACTTGTATGAAAGATCAAAGGATGCTATTGATGCGAATTGGCCGGAAAATTCTACATTAACTGACGCCGAACGAAAAACCAACATGCGCACATTAATTGAAAGCGGAATTAATAATGAGTGGCCAGGATTAAATCCTCATGGCGCAAATGATACTTATATTATGATAAGAGCTTTTGATACTGTAGCTGGAAAAGATATGGGATTTGTAAGCGGGTTTATCCTTGAAAATGGAACATTAGATGGCAGACATTCACTCACTGCTCCGGATGAAAACGGTTCTAGAAATTACGTTTTTAATCAAGAAAATGTAACAGCCAAAAATAATTTTAATATTGAAATTGGTATAACTAAACATTTGTATAGAAATATTCCTGCAAATTCAATCTTTCATAGAACTTTGCGTATGCGAGCAAACGCAGCAAACTATGAACTTTTAGAAGACGTAGATTCTCCAACGCACGGGCCAAATTTTAGAAATATATTAATACAATTAAATCTATGAAGTTTTTATTGAATGTAGGAGCCGAGAAATCTGGCACTACTTGGTTATATGAGTATTTTAAAGAACACCCAGATTTCTATGATATGGGAAAAGAACTGAATATTATTCAGAGAGACGATTTAGTTCCTGTCTTAGAAGATGTAAGCGAATATAGAAAAGACATAGAGTCTTTTTTTCGGGCTGTTTCAAATATAAATCAAGTCACAGGCGACTTCACACATTATGAAGGCTCGAGTGAGAACATCTTTCGACTTATTAAAAACGGTTTACTAAAATACGATATCGAAGTAGTACCAGTTTATATTATGAGAGATCCTATTCAGAGGAGTTGGTCTTCTTGGAATATGATTGGAGGAGGTAAAATTCCAAATCGGTCGTTAGCTTCACGATTTGTCATGAGCAATTTCATATCATGTAAATATAAAGAAACTATCGAAGCTTTGGACAGTGTGTTCGCAAATCCGCTCTACTTCTTTTATGAGGATTTTTTTACTCAAACCAATATCAATCAGATATGTGACGAGTTAGAAATTTCTCGACATCCAGCAGAATGTGATAATAAAGCAGGAGCTTCTTCCTATAAGAAAATGCCAAACAGTTTCGTCAAGGCTTTTGGTAAATCTTTAAAGAATAAAGAGGCTGCTAAATATGTTTTTGAAAGATTTGAAAATGTACCATGGAAACTCGAGGATTATTCGTAGATCTACTCTCGATGAAGATATTCGCTTAACTTTTCTTGAAGGTTTAAATAGGCATACGAACATGCATTACTTTGATCGTAATGCGCCTACAAATAAAACAGATGAAGCTGTGCTTGAGTTTCTCGATCGAGAACAGTTTAACTGTAACAAAACTCACATTGAATATTGGTATCAGGCGTATGAATCTTCTGGAGATTTGTGGCCTCACGTAGATTTTAATGAAAAGCTTCGACACAGAATTAATGCTGGAGAAAAGTTGCAACCAAAAGAATTAATGTCTCCAATTACCATATCATGTTACTTAGAAGCAATCGATCTTGAAGGCGGAGAATTTTGTATTTCTGAAAGAAGTTGGTTAGACTATGAAAAAGAACTGAGCCCTCCGGAAGTTTTAAAAGAAGAATTGTTAAAATATACACACGAGTCTTTTCAACCTACCGAAGGTGCGGTCTTATACTTCGAAGGCAGTCGATACTACCATTGGGTCAATGAAATCAAAAGCGGCTCTCGCAAGAGCATACTCATCAATTTCTGGGACAATTGTAGTCTTAACTCCACTTCGCCCAATTAATTTCTAATGTCTATATTACCAGAAATAGAAATACGATGTTCGTCTGAAGTTTGAAACGGATATACCTGATGCTTAAGATAATTTGGAAACATAATAAGAGAACCTTCCCATGTCTTATCAATATCTAATTGAGTCGTACTAATTCCACCGTCTAATGAGTTATAAATGAATTCAAACTTTGATGCAACTTTATAGTTTGATTCTCTTACATTTGGCATATTTAATTCCTCTTCTAAATCATAAGGAATTGCAATCCATATCACCCATGAAATAGCTTTGTGGTGAAAATGTATTGGATTATATTCGTGTTTCTTCTGAAAATTTACCCAAGCATCATTATCAATGACATAATTATGATTTTCATAAAAATTAAATTTTCTTCTATATTCAAGAAACGTTTGCTCTATGCATTCTCTAAACTGCCCGTTAATAACATACTGAAATTCTGTTTCTAATTGCCCAGCTAAATTAGTATTGTATTTTTCCGGATTATTATCAACTTGCTTTTGCAAGTCACAAGTCAACTCAGCAAAAATAGAAACTGGAATTCTTGTTTTAAGAACTCCTGGGTTATAAAGTTTTATTTCTGAAAATTCTAAGTTCATAATTTCACCGATAATAATTTAGTTAATAGTAATTGTAGAGGTGTCTTTACATATGCTCATAGTACCTTCGCAACAGATATTCCAATCTTGACCTGTCTTTGCCCCACGGCTTGGAACATTAATGATAACATTTTTACATAGATATTCTTTACCATCTTCGAAAACGCGCCAGACATGATCTTCTGTCCCGCGATTAGGTTGTCCTCTTGATTGATTGAATCTTATCATAAACTCAGACATATTAGATTATTTCTGCTGTTGCATCATATACTATAGGTTCAATGTACGGACGTGTACCAATGTTCATGTGAATAAATTTGAAAGGTTTGGTTGATGTGTTACGAGTAAAGCTATGCGGTAGCCAGGAATTTGCAAACATTAGTTGACCAGGAACTGGCGTAAAATTAATAGACGATGTTGCTGTGGTAATGTTAGAAGAATTATGTTCGTATAGTGGTAACATAAGTTTCATTGGTCGCGGATCATGAATCACCATTCGCGGAGGATCTTTCGGGCACTCTAAAAAATAAAAAGCAACTAACTGACAGTCGCTGTGATTATGATACTCCATTGATGAATACTTATGGTGTTCTTGACTCCAACATTCGGTAAGATAAGTCGAAAGTCCATTCATGTTGTATCCTTGATCGCTCAAAAGATTCCATGCTGTGTTTAATGTGTACTGTATCAGTGGAAGAAGATCTTCTTCGTTAGACACATCTGCTTGCACGACTGGATATACATCGTTTATTTTTGTTATTTTGCGCGCGGCCCTTAACGCCGCATTTGATGCTGCTCTTGAGAAATCAAGAAGTTCTGGCTTCATAATACTATAGATAGGTGAGCTAAAATACTGCCACTGATCAAGTATGTCTGTCATAATAAAATCCTTATGTTATGTATATTGGGAAAGATCAGCCTCTATCACTGTATCTAAAAACAGTCGGTTTCCAATCTTATTCCAACCACTGTTGACTTGATAAAATATATTTAAACCGTTGTTCAAACCATACTGAATAGCCCAACTAAGTATTTCGGCTGTTAGCGGAGCGCCTGCTTCAAGCAGTTGTAAAAAGCTAAGATCAGGATTTTCGTGTTGTCTCCAAACCATAATTACGTTTGATTCGTCTGGTTTCATCCACATCGGAATAGTATCAAGACCGAGTGGAAACTTTTCATTTCCTAACCATACACAGCTAAACGATTTGCACGGATTCTCAGGTCGTTGTTCATGTATCGAACATCCTTTTGTAGTTACAAAATGACATTTCCTTCCTGGCCAAAATTGATGGCCAAGAGCTTCTCCAGTTAACCAACCGCAGCACTTCGTGCAACTTCCACATTCTCTTGTCATATTATCTCACTTAAATTGAGGACCAGCTAACCATACTACTAGAGTTTTACGAATGCCTTTTGTCACAGGAGTTACTCTGTGTAAAATAAAGGACGGGAATGCAACTACTAAACCTTTTTGTTTTGTGACTTGAGTCGGCACGGGTGCATCAAATATCTCAAGATCTCCCCCCTCGTATTCAGAAGGATCAGATAATTGTATTACAAGAGATAATTTGCGAGGCGCATTCGTTGCATTTCCACCTCTGTCAAGATGCCACGTATAATGATCGTCTTTTCCATCGTATATAGTATACTGAAAGTCCTCTACAAATCCCCATATATCTAGATTGAAGAATTCACCGTTCAGTTGTCTTGCTATGAAAGCAATTCTATCATATATAAAATTAGTCTCGGGCGTAAGATTTATCCAACCTATTTTAGATGATCTAACTGCTTCTTCAACTTTACTATCAGGTCCAACACTAGCAGATTTGATCGTGAGACTATCACCAATACTAACTATTTTATCGATCTCTTCTTCAGTAAAACCATCACGCCATGATGCAAAAGAAATTTCTGGTATACCTAACGATGGAGAAGGAGCTATTTGATATACTGCCATTATTTACGCTCCCAAATATTATCTCGATAATGGGATTCATGACTTTGAAGCTTTCTACGTGTACCTTTGAGTGCTTTCAGTTCAGTTTCATTGAATGCTCTACATACATTTTTCGAAAACAAAGTATCTCTTTTAATTGGAATAACCTGCATTAACGGTGTACCAGCAGGTAGAATACCTTTAAAATTGGGTTCGTTCCAAACAAATGGAAAGTTAATAAACTCAAAATAACCATCGCAGTCTACCATACCCGAAAAACAAGTAAATCTTGGATCAGGTCTATTTAATGGTGGAACAAACAACAGTGAGTATCCTTTCGGGCAGTTGATTGCCCACCAGTTCATGAATTTAATTGGAGGTTTTGGTAAATGTGGAGCGGGGCATTTGTCAGATGTTACTTGCCACTGTAAATGATTCTCGATCATTGCTCTCGGATATTTGCTGTTGTATTCAATGAACGAACAATCTTCATTCGAAGTGATTTCAACATCAGCAACGAGTGGAATAATCCAACCCGTGATCATCGCATCAAGAAAAGGTGGGCATCTTTTGAGAGTAGATTGATCAAAGCCTACATCCTTCTTCATTGGCAAAGCTTTATACCATTCTGGTATCAGTTTGCGGGCAGGATAAGGTTCTGGTATATTTCCTAAATCATCATCATAGCAAAGAAATTCTAGTTTAGGCTCATTCTTTTCAAAAAACGAAAACATCAATTTTGTCCATTTCCAGGTTTTTCATAGTGTATTCCACCAGATTCAATAAATTTTTTACATTGCTCGACGTCGCTCGCACCTCTCAGAATATGATCATCATGCAAACTAAAATGTAAGCTTGAGATCCATATTCTGAGATGTGGTGGAAGTTTGTCATAGCAACGCATTACCAATGCCATTCTTTGTATGTTAACATGTTCCAAATGAATGACTCTATTATATATATGTAAATTACAGGGCTGCTAGTTCGACTAAGTTGCTCTCTGTGATGGCATCTAAGCCAATCAATGCTTGTTTGACTGCGGTAAAATCGTCATGTTTTTCATCGTAGATGACAAATGGAAAATCAGTAAATTCTCCAATATCCCATGTATTTAGAGCATTGAATACAGATTCGTATTGACTACTATCGTTGTATGATAAATGAGTAAACTCAATGTTATTATCCTGTAGCCACTGATAGGCTGCAGCAGAGTCGTTGCCACCTGTCGTAGTCAAACCAGTATAAAGATAAACGTCTTTAATTCCTACTAGCATGTATTGTTTCCTTTTTGTTATTTGTGCTAAAATGTTACACTCATCGTACCATTAGCGCTGCCTGTTCCAATATTTATAGAAACTATTTGATATGGGTATACTTTTACTGATACTGAATTTGTCGTAGTACCAATATTACCAGCGTTTCCTGATGCTCCAGGATTTGATGTGCCGGCTGTTCCGGCGGTCGCTCCAGTTCCAGCACTACCTGCTGTGCCAGTATTTCCTGCTGCTCCTGCGCCTCCTGGATTTCCAGCCGCACCATTTGTAGCTCCAGTTCCAGCTGCTCCTGTTGTGCCAGCATTACCAGCAGCTCCGGCACCGCCTGGGTTTCCAGCCGCACCATTTGTAGCTCCAGTTCCTGCATTGCCAGTCGCTCCAGCATTTCCTGCTGCTCCTGCACCTCCTGGATTTCCAGCTGCACCATTTGTAGCTCCAGTTCCTGCATTGCCAGTCGCTCCGGCATTTCCTGCAGCGCCGGCATTACCAGGACTTCCTGCTGCTCCTGGATTTGCTCCAGTTCCTGCCGCTCCTGTTGTACCAGCAGTTCCGTTGGCTCCTGCACCGCCTGGACTTCCTGCTGCTCCTGGATTTGCTCCAGTTCCTGCCGCTCCTGTTGTACCAGCATTTCCGTTGGCTCCTGCACCGCCTGGACTTCCTGCTGCTCCTGGATTTGCTCCAGTTCCTGCCGCTCCTGTTGTACCAGCGCTTCCTGCAGCGCCGGCATTACCAGGACTTCCTGCTGCTCCAGCGTTTGCTCCAGTTCCTGCGGCCCCAGTATTTCCAGCACTTCCATTGGCGCCTGCATTACCAGGACTTCCTGCTGCTCCAGCGTTTGCTCCAGTTCCTGCGGCTCCTGTATTTCCTGCGCTGCCTGGTGTTCCTGCATTACCTGAACCACCGGCAGCGCCCGAAAGAAGTCCTCCATTGCCGCCTGCGCCGCCGTTGCCGTTAGTAGCACCACTTATGTTGCCTGAATTACCCGCGGTACCAGCATTGCCGGCGCCGCTACCACCTTGCTTTAAAGTCCAACCCGATGCTCCGCCTCCGCCTCCGCCGCCTCCGCCGCCTCCGCCTACACCAGCGTTGCCAGGAGATCCGGAGTTACCCGCCGTACCACCAGCTCCTCCTGCACCACCGGCGCCATTTGTTCCTGGGTTACCAGCATTGCCAGTGGCTCCTGGATTCCCAGCATTTCCTCTTGCACCGCCTGCACCACCAGCACCGTTATTTCCTGGATTACCAGCATTGCCAGTGGCTCCTGGATTACCAGCATTACCAGCAGCACCGCCTGCACCACCAGCACCGTTATTTCCTGGATTGCCGGCATTACCAGTGGCTCCTGGATTACCAGCATTACCACCAGCTCCTCCTGCACCACCAGCCCCATTGGTGCCAGGATTGCCTGTTCCTCCAATACCACCAGATGTCCCAGCTGTACCACCAGCACCACCAGTTCCTGCAGCTCCATTATTACCGGGATTGCCTGTTCCTCCAATACCTCCGGAAGTACCGGCCGATCCTCCGGCGCCGCCTGTACCAGCAGCTCCATTGTTACCGGGATTGCCTGTTCCTCCAATACCACCAGATGTCCCAGCTGTACCACCAGCACCGCCAGTTCCTGCAGCCCCATTATTTCCGGGATTGCCTGATCCACCTGGATTTCCAGAAGTTCCGGCCGAGCCAGCTGCTCCGTTTGTAGCATTTCCTCCAGCCCCACCAGTACCACCGGTTCCACCTGGAAAATTAGCTAAGGAACCAAACGTTGAAACGTTGCCTGGGTTTCCACTTGATCCCGGATTTCCGTTTGCTGCGCCAGTCCCAGCATTACCAGCAGCTCCGGCACCGCCTGGATTTCCTGCTGCTCCTGGATTAGCTCCAGTGCCAGCATTACCATTTGCTCCAGTATTTCCTGCTGCTCCGGCATTTCCAGGGCTCCCTGCTGCCCCTGGATTAGCTCCAGTGCCGGCATTACCATTTGCACCTGGATTTCCTGCTGCGCCGGCATTACCTGGATTGCCAGTAGATCCAGCGGTTGCCCCTGTTCCTGCATTACCATTTGCTCCAGTATTTCCTGCTGCGCCTGCATTACCTGGATTTCCTGCTGCTCCAGCAGTTGCCCCTGTACCTGCGGCCCCTGTTGTGCCGGCATTACCATTAGCACCGGCACCGCCAGGACTTCCTGCTGCTCCGGCGTTTGCTCCAGTTCCAGCCGCCCCTGTTGTGCCGGCATTACCATTGGCACCAGCTCCACCAGGACTTCCTGCTGCTCCAGCGTTTGCTCCAGTTCCTGCTGCTCCAGTATTTCCAGCATTTCCATTGGCCCCAGCTCCACCGGGACTTCCTGCTGCTCCAGCAGTTGCCCCTGATCCTGCGGCTCCAGTATTTCCAGCACTTCCATTGGCACCCGCACCACCTGCACTCCCTGAATTACCAGTCACTCCGCTACCGCCGCCTCCGCCGCCGCCACCGCCGCCGCCGCAAACGCACCCCCCAAGATTTGCGCTTCCACCAAAGCCACCATTTCCTCCGCCAGGAGAGCCTCCGGCGCCGCCGGGGGCAGAACAAGGCGCAAATGGGGTGCCAAAACAACCGCAGCCACCGCCCGGACTACCACCGCTACCGGCTCCGCCACCGCAAGGTCGGGCTGAACCTTGTCCGCCGCCTCCTCCCGTACCTGCGCTACCGCCAGTGCCACCAGCACCGCCGGCACCATTATTTCCTGGATTTCCAGAGTTTCCTGTGGCACCTGGATTCCCAGCATTTCCTCTTGCACCGCCAGCACCGCCGGCACCATTGGTACCAGGATTACCAGAGTTTCCTGTGGCACCTGGATTCCCAGCATTACCAGCAGCACCGCCAGCACCGCCGGCGCCATTTGTTCCTGGGTTACCAGCATTGCCAGTGGCACCTGGATTCCCAGCATTACCAGCAGCACCGCCTGCACCACCGGCACCATTAGTACCGGGATTGCCGGAGTTTCCTGTCGCTCCAGCATTTCCAGCAGTACCACCAGCACCGCCAGCTCCGCCAGCACCATTCGTACCTGCATTGCCAGTGGCACCTGGATTCCCAGCATTCCCTGCAGCACCTCCGGCTCCTCCTGGGCCGCCAGCACCGTTTGTGCCAGCATTTCCTGATGCGCCGGGATTTCCAGATGTTCCAGCTGTACCACCAGCACCGCCAGCTCCGCCGGCCCCGTTTGTGCCAGCATTTCCTGATGCGCCAGGATTGCCAGATGTCCCAGCTGTACCACCAGCACCACCAGTTCCTGCGGCCCCATTATTTCCAGGATTACCAGCATTGCCAGCAGTACCAGGATTGCCTGCATTACCAGCGTTTCCATTGCCGCCACGACCAGATATATCTATAGAATATACGCCTGCAGGAACGACGAATGTTGCGGGGGCATTGAATACTTGTGTGGCTGGAGCAGCCTTACCTGAAGCTCTAAATACATTTAATGGCATCGTATAACCTTCTTATTAACCTGTATTTGCAAGAGATAAGGCACCGAGATATGTTGTACCTCCGTCGAGGGTAAAGAAACTGAAGACATCGATTTTATTTGCACCAGTTGACATCGTCGGTGTCGAAGCATTCGGATATTTAACAGAAGCCGGCCACGTGATTATTCTCGATCCCGTGGCGTCTTGTTTACAATGAAGTGTGAAACTGTATGCATTGCCCGATGCAGGAGGATTTGAAAATGTAATTGTAATAGACGCGTTGGCCAATGTCAAATCGAATACGTTGGATAGTGATAAATCTACAGTGTGAGTAGTTGTTGTTATAGTATTGGCAACAACTGCTTCTTTGTATGAAGCAAGCTTAGGATTACTTAACACATTATTTGCCATTGCAACGTTGGCATTAAGAGTAGTAATACCAGCTACTTGTAGCGTCGAGGTTACGTTGGCAAAACCAGTGATCGTAGTATTACCGGCAGCAAGGGTGGTAATTCCAGATGCAGCACCTGCGGCTACAAGAGACGAAACAGCAAGTGGTTGACTGTTTGTAGACCAGCGATCATTTGTTTCATCCCAGACGAACTGAACGTTGGCAGACGTCCCGCGCATGATCTCGAAGCCAGCATTCTCAGTAGGAGGATTAGCTCCAAGATCTGCATTCAGCGTAACAATATTATCACCAACGTCGAGTGTTGTGGTGTTCACGTAAGTTCTTGTACCGGAAACTGTCAGGTTACCCGAGAGTGTAAGATCGGCGATTGATAATGTGGAATTCACATGAATACCAGTCGTATTGACCGTAAGTGTTGGCCCAGCAGTTACTCCAATTGTACCACTAGTTGTAATCGTTCCACCAGAAAGTCCATTAGCCGTGGCGACTGAGGTTACACCTCCACCGGTGGCACCTTGAGCACCTTGAGCGCCTTGAGCACCAGTAACACCTTGAGGTCCAGCAACACCTTGAGCACCAGTTGCGCCAGTTGCGCCTTGAACACCTTGAGCGCCGGCAACACCTTGAGCACCAGTTGCGCCAGTTGCGCCTTGAACACCTTGAGCGCCAGCAACACCTTGAGCACCTTGATCACCCGTTGTGCCTTGAGCACCAGTTGCGCCAGTTGCGCCTTGAACACCTTGAGCGCCAGCAACACCTTGAGCGCCTTGAGCACCCGTTGTGCCTTGAGCACCTTGTGCACCGGTTGCACCTTGAGCACCTTGAGCGCCTTGAGATCCGAGAGTAAGTGAAGCACCATTTAAAGTTGTAACTTGAACAATATCACCAGCAATCGCATTCGATGTAAGCGTTAAGACCGTGGTATTTGTCGTGTTATAGTCAACGGCCGCAATCTGACGCGAACCATTAATGAAGACGCTTTCAAGCCCTAAAGTATATACGAATGTGTTTGATGTGTCGTCTAATCCTGTAAACACCGTGGTATTCGATGTGACAGTAAACGTATAGGTATTCATGGTAGCAGCATTTGCCGTACCGCCTGAGCCCCAATAAACTCCTGTTCCATTCGATGAAAGAACTTGGCCGTTGGATCCAGAAGATCCGTTGGCTACGATCGTAGTGACAGCGAGAGAAGAGAGATTTGAACCAACTTCAAAGATGGCATTCGCAGCATCTGAAGAGAAGACTTTACGGTCAGTTAGGTTGACTGCAAATTCACCGTTATCAATAAAGCCGGAATTTGCTACGTCAGTAGTATTAGCTGTACGACCAGAAATTGTCGTGCGCTTAAATTGAAATTTATTTGCCATTCTCAACCTCTATATAGAGCAACGAAGCGGTTATGTAACCCCTAATATTCTATTTATACAGAAGTATCTTCAGCTTTTTTATTTTTATTTCCAAGCTTTTCAAGATCAACAATTTTTGCTTGAAGACTGGTCATGGTTTTATCGGCCATGACCAGTCTTGTTTCTAGCATGATGTTCTTACTTGTAAGATCATGTACACTCGCGAGTAATCGATTGATGTACTCATTTACAAATTCAGCTTCCATAAATTAGAATGTCCCGCCGTCGAGGGTTGCGTATACAACTGCTGTACCGTTAGACTGAAGCACGAATCCAGTAGAGCCAACAGCTAATTTTCTAAAACCGTTCGAAGAGTTAGCAACTAAAATGTCTTCTGCAGTAACAGTCGCGAGTCCAGTACCACCGCTTGTTCCAGGCAGTGCAGTCGAAAGACTCAATGTATTCGCTGTGATACCAACCGCGAGTGTCGAGTTCGCAGTAAGAGTAACGTTAGTCGCGTTCGAAACCAAACCACCAGAGTTTAGGAATGCTTGTAATGTAGCAGTAGTATAACCGGCTGCTGCAGTGTCTACAGTTGTTGTAGGTTCTGTTTGAGAACCAGCAAAGAGCTTATAAACGCCATCTGTAGCATCACGGAAAAGACCGGTATATTTAGCTCCAGTGGCACCGTATTGACCATAAAGACCGATATCAAGAATGTCGGTTGTTGCGTTTCCGTTTGCAAGCTCGATCAGCGAATCTTGGACTGTCAGGTTGGTAGTATCGATTGTCGAAAGCGTACCGAGAACAGTCAGATTTCCGGAAAGAGAAAGATCTGTAATCGAGAGTGCAGTATTAACATGGAGTCCAGCAGAGTTGACCGTGAGTGTTGAACCAGTGGTAAGGCCAACTGCATCTGCAGTGACATTAATACCGTTAGCAGCACCAACATGAACTCCAGTCGCGTTAGCTGTAAGACCATCACCGCCAACAACGTTGATACCAGCGCCATCAACAGAAATACCGTTAGCAGCTTTGGCAAAGACGCCTGAAGTATTCGATACAATACCGTTGTTTGCTACAACAGCAATCGTGGCTGCACCACCTTCACCAGATGAGGATCCAGAAATACCGTTACCAGCTGTGATAGTAGCAACATAGTCGCCTGATGTACCCGAACCAAGAGCAACGTCGCCTGAAAGTTGCGATGTGGCAATTGAAAGTGCAGCAGCATTGACATAAACGCCCGAGGTATTCGAAACAATCGTACCGTTACCAGATACGACATGCACACCTGTTGCGTTCGAAGCAATACCAGCTCCGGCAACAACAAAAACGCCTGTTGCGTTTGCAGATAGACCGTTATTTGCAATAACGTGTACGCCTGAGGTATTTGAAGCAAGACCGCTATTTGCAACTACAGCAATCGCGTCTGCAGAGACGCTGATACCGTTACCAGCACCAACATCAAGAGTTACCTCGCCAGATGTACCGCCACCAGTAAGACCAGAACCGGCTACGACTGATGTAATATCACCATCTTGAGGTGTTACCCAGTATACAGCTGTTCCGTTCGATGCAAGAACTTGTCCTGCAGTACCATTTGTGCCATTTGCATTAAGAGCAACGTTAGTTCCAATATTGATCTGTGTGGCATTTGCTACGAACGCCGTACCAACACTCACAATCGCTGCGTTCACGGTGCCTGTAGAGAATACACCGGTGGCATTCGCAACAAAAGAATTAGAACCAACGACGAAGTTACCGCCAGAGCCAGCAAGAACGCCGCCGGCAACAGACAGTTTATTATTGGTATTATCAAACGTAAAGTCTGCGTCTCCGGCTAATGCGCCAGAATTATTAAATTGAACTTGTGTATTTGAACCAGATACGCCAGAAGTAGGAGTTTCCCAATAAGCGGCTGTTCCATTTGAACTCAGTACTTGTCCGTTGGTACCCGTCGAACCATTGGCTGTAACTGTTGTCACAACAGCGTTAGCAACAATAATCTTGTCGATACCAGAGGTACCATTCGCAACGAGTGCTTGGTTGGCGGTCAGTATACCAGGATTAAATTTACCGGCAATGGTGATCGAAGCACCATTCGAACCAATAAATAAGTGATCGCCATTTGCTGTAAACGCTAATTCACCGTTAGCTAATGTTGGCGCATCAGCTGTCGTTAACGACCTTTTAATTTGAATTAAATTGTCTGCCATTTGGCTATTCCTTTTAGGTTAAAATGATCCGCCGTCGAGATCTACTGCTAGATCCGCGAATGACAGTTGTCTCACCTCATATTTATCATTTTGAGAATTGTAGATTAATGTAGCGCCATTGGCGGCTTCAACGACGCTGACGTCGAGTATGTTTTCAATACTTCGTATTTCTTGAATTTGATTTTTCAGAGTAATAGGACCAGCAGATGATAATCTGCCGTTGTTATTTGTAATTGTAGCGACTAAACGAGATGCACCTGCCATTATCTTGTAACTCCTGGTGTAACTGTGACGATACCTTCAACAAGACGAGAAACTGTTCCGCTGCCATCAGTCAACTCACAGTCATATACGTATCTTCCGGCTGTAAGGCCATTTGTGGTATTTGCCGACATCGAAAGAGCGACGACGCCAGTCACAGCAGTAATCGAAACTGTAAATGCGGTTTGAGCGGTCGAAGTATAATGCTTACGCATCTGAGCGGCACCTGTAAATCCTGTAAGATTTACGATGTTACCATTTTCATCAGTCACATCAATAGACGTAGCAAATGAAGTGCCTTGATCGATAATGATATTTGCTTTCAGTGCCATTTAATTCTTCCGCTATGTTTATTCAAAACTATAAGATGTTACAGTTATCACCCAATATTTAGTTTCTGCACCATTTGATGCTGATACGTTAAACGTTTGTTCATTGAAACCACCTGTATAAGCTGCTACAAGTTCAATTGATGAAGCACTTCCTCCACTTGCAACACTGGCGTATCCACTAAATCCATCTCCTCCAGTATAAGTCCAAACTACGCTTGAAGAAGCTGTGATAGTATAACCTGCTTGGGAACCATACGCTTCGGCAGTGTCAAAAGTCGGAGATGATATTGTGCCGCCCACGGGACTAAAAGTAACTAAGGCTACATCTGCATACGGACGTATTCCTACATATTGCCACGTAGATCCATTCCACATTTTAACGGCGGCAAAATCTTGGCTCCCGACCCACGACGAGCCGTTCCAATATTTAACAGGTTTAGCAGATAGGAACGTTAGCGGCACTTATTATTCTCCTGGCTTAGATGGCCAAACAACGTCTGCTGCATTTGTATAAGTCTGAGGAAGATCTCTTAAAGTTTGACGATATGTAGCCCAAGCAGTTTTATCTCCAGGCCAATCTGCCATTTGAGTATAGTCAGATAAAGCTAGAAGATTATTTCTTTTCGATCTAATTTGTTCCCAAGTAATTACCACGACTCGATCTTGCAAAACAAGATTTCCTTGTGATAAAACCAATTCTTTATTTTGCATATTCATACCATGGAGAAACTGCTGGTGTTGCTCTGCGGTAATTTCAACAATATCTTGCGGCAATGACGGATACCCAAAATCAGTATCGTAAAAACCTTTTGTTGTTGGGCTGTAGTAAATTGTCATTTTATTAATATCCCATTGCTAACCAGTAACCGGTATGAGAACTTTCATCTCCGTTAAACCAACTGAAACCAGTTGTTGATACACTAAAAATGGTTGCACCTTTAGAAGCCTGTCCAAATACGCCTGTATCTCCTACGCCATTCATCACAGCTCGGGCAACCGCGGTGAACGATGTTGGAAATGATCCAGATCCTGTAGTATTTGGAGTAACAGTTACTGTTCCCCACTGAATAATTGCTCCGTTTGGCAACTTAGTCCATCCATTTGACGAGAGACTTTGTGTATATCCTGTAGTTCCTGCAGTGTCAATCCAGATATCACCAGCCGCTGAAGCAGTAGGTTGAGTCGCTGTTACAAAAACTTGGCCGCCACTTGTAAATCCTGCGGTGACGTGTCTTAGAATAGGCGCGACAGCACCAGATGCACTTCCTTGGGCACCTTGTGGTCCGGTTGCACCTTGAGCACCTGTTATACTTGAACCTGCCGCGCCTTGAGCACCAGTTGCACCTTGTGCTCCGTTTATTCCAGGAGATCCTTGAGGACCAGTTGCACCTTGAGCGCCTTGTAATCCTTGAGCACCTTGAGGACCAGCAACTGAAGATGCTGCACCTTGTGCACCTGTAAGGCCTTGCGGTCCCTGTGGTCCTTGGATACCTTGCAAACCTTGGGCGCCTTGAGGACCGGCAACGGTTGAAGCAGCACCTTGAGCACCAGTTGTTCCTTGCGGTCCCTGAGGTCCGATAATTCCTTGTGCACCTTGTGGTCCCGTCGGTCCTTGAACCGAAGGTCCTTGTGGTCCTTGAGAACCAGTTGTTCCCTGTGGACCCTGGGAACCAGTTATTCCTTGCGCGCCTTGTGGACCAGGAACTGTCGAAGCTGCGCCTTGAGCACCAGTTGGTCCTTGAGAACCGGTAGATCCTTGTGCACCTTGAGCACCAGTTGCACCTTGCGCACCTTGAGGTCCAGCAAGTTGCGTCCACACCAAGTTAGCTGTCGCTCCACTTGATGCAAGGACGAAACCTGTTGTTCCAGCAGATTGTGTAGGTAGAAGGTTATTGATCGATCCGCCTGTACCGCCCCGAGATGTAGGAAGTGTACCGACAGTAATAGCAGATGCATCAACAAATACGCCTGCCGCGTTTACTGTTAAACCAGCATTCGCTACAAAACTAATCGTAGGATTTCCAGAAACGCCGTTGCCGTTTGTTACGCTAATGCCGTTCGTAGAAGCAATCGATACCGTAGTACCTGTTCCTGTACCAGTTCTGACTACGATACCATTCGCCGAGATATTGTATACGGTGTTAGCATTGCTTGCTGTACCAGTATAGAGCGACGAGTTAACGCCTGCTCCACTCGGGAAATTCACCGTATTTGTAACGGTGATATTGTTTGCAAAGACATCAAAGCGAGCAGTCGTAGTACCAAGTGCACCACCGTTTGCATCTGGTCGTAGTGTTCCATAAGATGTCGTATTAAATACGAAAGCATTGAAACGGTTTGAAGTATTACCGAGTGGCTGCTGATCTGCAATCAGAAGAACCCCGCCTTGACCGATGGTAACGTTGGCGTATACAAGAGAACCATTTACTACAAGGTTACCAGATACAACAAACAAGTCGTTTTTAAAGTGCGCGTTGGCTTCTACGTCGACACGATCATAGAAGATCGCGTTGCCAGAAGCAACTAGACCGTTATCAACCTTAAATCTATTATTTGCGCCTGACATATATTACCTTACTTAATGAATTGAGCAACAACTTTTGCAGCCGTGCTAGATCTTGTTTGATTGACATATACTCTTACGTTTGCAGTAGCCACGTTCGCAGAGAAAGTACCAAGTAAGCTGACTCCGGAATTAGCTGCAACAGGTGAAGAAACCGTACCATATGTTGTAAGCTGCGCAGTCGAATTATCATGAGCAAGTAGTACTTCAGAGATCTGTGTATTACCAGCATTTTTCAATTGAATGAGAAGTTTAGCAGTGCTATAGTCTGCCTTTGGATATTCGAAGACAAGAAGATCTGAACCAGTCGTAGCTCCAAGATTTCCGTTTGCAAAGATATCAACTACGTGCTCAGTCTTGAAAGTCACGATGTTTGCATGTGTAGCAGGACCAGTCACTGCGAGCGTATTCGCTAGAGCAGTTGCTCCTGTTACTCCAAGAGTACTCGAAAGCGTTGTAGCTCCAGTTACAGTGAGCGTATTCGAAAGATTCGTATTTCCTGTAACCGTCAGCGTATTTGCAAGAGCAACGTTCGAACTGACTGTCGCAGCACCTACAACAACAAGATGGCTTGTCGGCGTAATGGTAAGATTCGCAGATGCAGTGATCGATCCATTACCAATCGCCGTATTAAACGTTGCATTCCCAACAAGAACCGTAGTAGCATTTGCAACGACATTCGCTCCGACTGCAACAACTGTTTGGTTAGCAGTAACAATACCTGCAAAGAATCCTGTCGGTGTAACGTTAGATGTCGACGTTGAGTTGACAATGCTAACAATTCGAGTATTCGCTAAAACGGTATTACTACCTTCTGCGGTGAAGAATCGAAGCGATGTTAACTCAGAAGCGTTAAGCGTATTACCTACAAATACTCCGCTACTATTTGCTACAACGTTACCAATCGCACCTGTTCCAGTGATTTGCACTGTACCACCATTGGTAGCATTTGCCGTGACGTTTGCGCCGAGCGAGATCTGAATAGTATTGGCAGTAAAGATGCCAGTTTTAAATGCGTTCGGTTCGATGTTTGCAGTGGCACTCGAGTTAGCGATGCTAATGATTCGAGTATTTGCAAGAGTGGTGTTTGAACCTTCAGATGCAAGGAAACGAACTGATGTGACTTGTGAAGAGTTTAAAGTATTACCTACATGCAGGCCACTACTATTTGCAACCGTATTGCCGACCGTACCAGTTCCTGTTACTTGGATCGTGCCGCCGTTGGTAGCATTCGCAGTGACATTGGCACCAAGTGAAACTTGAATGGTGTTAGCTGTAAAGATGCCTGTCTTGAAACTGATAGGATCAATATTTGCAGATGATGTTGTATTGGCAATGCTAATGATCTGATTGTTTGCGAGTACGGTATTGCTACCTTCTGCGGCAAAGAATCGAACACTCGTCATCTGACTGTTCGTAACAGTATTGCCTACATATAGGCCGCTGCTATTTGATACACTGTTACCTACTGCTCCGGATCCTGTGACTTGGATCGTACCACCATTCGTGGCATTAGCAGTGACATTGGCACCTAATGTAATCTGAATCGTGTTCGCTACAAACAATCCAGTGCTAAAGCTAATTGGATTCATCGTAGCAGTGTTAGTGCTATTCGCGGCAACAACTGCGAATGCAGTTGCTGTTGTATTCGTGGTCGAGTTCGACTGAATCGTCAGCTTCGTTGTGTTAGCGACAAGGTTTGCACCAGTCAAACCAGCATGTAGACCGTACTGCCACATGAATGTGTTCGAAGAACCATTGGCAACTTCCAGACGAATTTCGGTCGATGTCACGTTGCTCAGAACAGTGTTCGTACTGATCATGAGATTCGCAAACGAACCGTTGACGTTTCCGCCTTTCATCCAGTTTGTTACGACGAGATTATTAGCCCCGAATGTTCCGTATAGCTGAGCTGTTCTTGGAAACGCAGTGTTACCCGTGTTTGCATACGTGCTATTTGCA